TTTGCTCGCTTTTAGAAAAGACTAAGTTAATAGCTTTTTTATCTTTAGTTAATGCGTATCTAAGATAACTATAAGTTTCTGGATCTAAGATTTTTCTATCTCTAGTATACCAAGTTTTTAGAGAATTGAAAGCAAAATTAGGAACATACCCTTGCGCCATTCTGGGTATATCTTGCATTTTTCTATATCTAGGAATAATTGCCGTTTCTCCTGTACCAGCGAAATTAGGAACAACATCTTCCTCGCTATTAACCATAACAGATTGAGTTTTTCCTTTTATTGTAGCCTGTACAATTTTTGCTTTGGGATTTTTAGCTCCAAAACTTCTAGCTTCCATCACTTCTTGATCCGCTTCAGACATGGAGAAGTTTGGAACATATCCAGAAGCAACTGTAGTGAATCTACCAGTTCTAGAATTTCTTGGCTGATATCTTACTTGAGTAACACTACCTACGCCTCTCTGACTTAAATAATTTGTAGCTTGCTGCGTTAAAACAGCTTTTCTTTCTAACTCTTGATTTTCCTGCCTAAGGTATTGCAATAAAATTCTTCTAGCTTGCGCCTCTTGTCTTACATTACCTATAGTCATTCCAGACGCGGCCCCACTTTTAATTACAGCTTCAGTAATTTGATTTTGAAGATTCAGTTGCTTCTTATAATCATCTTCAAAAAATGGTTTTCCTTCCAATACTCTAACATATGGAGCGTTAATTTGTTTTAATTGGCTAGCCACAGCGCCTTTTCCGAAAGATAATAATCTACTAAATATAGACGCTCCAAATGCCGCAGCTACTGGTCCACCAGCTAAAACTAAAAACTGACCAAATCCTTTTGCTACGTTTTTCCCTAACGAATCTCCTATCGCTTTCGATGTTTTTTCTGCTTGATCAGTATAAAGTTCTGGAGAAAGAGCTTTAAGAATTGTATCCGTAACAGAAATACCAGCCTCCATCAAAGGTTGAAGAACTGATTTGCCTATCTCCGCTCCAGCTTGTAGGGCCGTATTTGAAAGAGATGTAATTTTAGCGCTTAAACTTTTATTTAATTCATCATTTTTCTTTGAGGCTTCATCTGTGGCGTTAGACGCGGCTCTTAAAGAATTTGTATAAACGCTATTTGCACTAGTTAAATCTTTAATTAAACCCTGCAATTGGTTAATTTGATAAACGCCACCCAAAAGTTCATCTGCTCTACTTTTTTCAGCTTGACTTAAATTTCTAGTAGCAGAAGCATAATTTTTAAGTATTTCTATTCCATCTAAAAGTTTTCCATTTTGATCAGTTACAGCTACACCAATATCTTTTAATTGATCTACTACTTCTGATCTTTGAACTCTTGTAAAAATTGTCTTTAGTGCGTTACCAATTACAGCGCCACCACGACCAGTTACTTGCTGAGCGGCTGTGATTGCTGCAACTAGTTTATTTGATGATATACCAGCCTCTTCAGCGGCGCTACCCACACGAACAAATGCTTCATTTATATCTTTTGCGCTAACTGCAAATCTTGTATCTACAGCTATTAATTTATTTATAATTGAAGTGCTATCTAAAGCTTCCTTATTGAAACTGTTTATTGCTGTTGTAATACCGTTAACAGCCTGACCATAGCTAATTCCAGCAATTCTCGCTAAAATCAAAGCGTCTTTAGTTCTCTTTGACGTTTCTTCTAAGGATAAACCCTGTCTGGCAAATTCTTTAGCAGCTTCAGCTACGTTCGAAAATGGAGTTCCTGTTTGTCTAGATATATCAAAAAGAGTTTTGCCAAATTTATCTAGAGTTACTTGAGAAACGCCAAGGAAAGTATTTAATTCTACTAATTGTTTATTTACTTCTACTGTGGCTTTTGCAGTCTCAGATATAGCTTTAGAAACAGCATAAATAGCTCCAGTAGTTGCTCCGAAAGCAGTAACGCGAGCGGCTGCCGCTTGTAAAGATTTAGAAAATTCTGCCGCATCTCCGCTAATTCTTCCTAACGGTTGAGAAAACGTTTTACCACCTACTCTAGCCTTAAAAGCGTCCAAATCTTTATAAGCACTAGAGGTATTAATCCTTAAATTCGCTATGATATTAGTAGGCATATTTACCTTAATCCTAAGCTATATTACACTATAAACCTTGCATATTGATAAAATCCTGTTTGGTTAATTTTCCGCCTTTCTTTTCCGCAAGCTCTTTTAATGTCAAAGCGTTGCCGCCAGCCATTTTCTTAAGCTCTTCCATAGAAGCCCCAAAATGACCCACTCCAGCAGAATCAGAATCTTCAATCTCTTTTTGAGAAGCTACCATATCATACCATTCTATCATTTTATCTGGATCTTCGGCTACGTCTGAAGGAGGTGAAGTTTGCGCTTTATTTTCTATTAAAAATTTAAAATGCCTTGACTGAGAAAACAAATTAGATTGAAAAATTGTCAAATCTTTAACAAATTTACCAAAAAAATAGTATGGATTATTTTCGCATAAAAAGAAAAGATTCATTAAAAATGAACAGGCTGATATTCTTTTAATTTGCTTTAAATTAAATCTTTCGTAAAAGCTATTCAATATGTGAATAAGATCAACAAGAGCGGCTTCTTCTAATTCTTCGAATTTATTTTTAGTAAAAGCTTTTTTTGTCAAAAACCTATCTTCAAAAAACGAATCGTAAATAACAAGCTCGTTGTATTTTTTATCTATATAATCTTCAACGCAAAAACCAACAAGAGAATTTTTTTCCACTTCTATCTGCCTGATCTTTTTTTCATTATTTTTAATTTTGTCAGTCGTTTCTTTTATCTGTCTTTTAATAATTAGATTTTTAATAACTAATTCCAAATCAGATATTTCTTTTTTTAATTTTTCTACTTCTAGTTCTTTTTCTCTATCCCAAAGTTTTTCTTTTATAAAAAAATCTATTTTATCCTGTTTGTATTCGAGGCCTTTTAATACAGCTTCTTTTTCAAAAGTAGTTTTGTGTTTAATTATTTCACCATTTTCTAATTCTGTAAAATGTTTAACAAAAATAGGCTTCCCCAAGTAATCAAACTCAGAGAAGCCTAAGATTATTTCGCTGTATAAAATTTTACAAGAACTAATTTTATCTTCTACAGCAGTCACAAATATATCAAGAAACTAGCTCTTCTTTCGGAACTCCAGCATTTAATTGACCAATTATAAAAGCCCCCTTCTGAATAACGTCTGCCATAAATTGGTCGTCAGATTCATCTATTTGATTTAGTCTATCCATTTTTTGTTCAAAAGAGCCTTCTCCGAACAAACATCCATCCACCCCATTCTCCCCAGCGTAAATTAAATTTAAAATATACCAAAGATTCAACTGGTCAGTAGCTCTTTTCTCCGCCGTATTCTCAAATAAAGAGTTTTGAATAGATTCATACTCATAAATTTTGCCCCTTAAATCTTGATATTCTTCAGTAAGATTAGCGGTCTTCAAAGTCTTTTCAGACTCAGAAAGAGAACTGTTTTGCTTAATTTTTTCTAACTCTACCTCAATAGAAACAGCCCTAGCATAACTCTTTGAATACTCTGCTTTTTCAGCTTCTGAAGCCAAAACTCCTTCCTTTTGGAATTTTCTTAGTAAATAAGGTTTAGTTATTAAGCCCAACTTAATGCCTTCAGATACTTTGACTGAATAAAAAATAGCAGCTTCATCCTGCATTTTGCGAGTAGGATTTAAAATACAAAACTTTTGAGGGATTTTCTTTTCGACCTCTTTAGTAATTTGAATTTCTTCACCACTACTATTTGTTTCTGTAGTGGTTTCTTTTACCTTTTGAATCTTTTCTAGTTCAAAAACTGATAGCCATTTTTCTTTCATATATTATTTTAAAGTAATTTTAACAGATTTCAAAGACGACTCAATGTTTCTAATAGCATCATTGCCAGAATCTAAAATCTTTTTTCTGATGTAATTATATTTATTAGAATCAAAATAATCAATATTTTTTACGAACTGCTCTGATGTGCAGTCTTTTACTTTTTGCAACAAAGCAAGATGATCTTTATGAAGATCTTCTATCATCTCAAAATATTTTTTATATAGAGATACAATTCCTCTATCTATTTGAAATTTAACATACTCTTTTATTTTTTCTTCTTCCATAATCCTTTTCTATTATATGAATAAAAGACAAAATATAAAATAAAAAACCCCGCCATTTCAGGCGGGGGTGTTAAAATTATTTATTTTATTTTTTTTCTGGAGAAAAAACAGACCAAATACTACCTGTAAGCGCCAAAATAGAGCCTATTATAGTATCTGCTGAAGCGATATCTAATTTGCCTTTTGCAATTAGAAATCCCGAACCGAAAGTCAAAACATGTCTAATTATTCCAAGTATTTGATTTTTATTCATATATTTTATGCAAAAAAAATCCCCGCCTATTTAGCGGGGATTGAAATACTAACTATTTACATTATCCTTTTAGGAAGTGCAATCCAGAGTTTTTACCTATTTGAGCAGAAAACTCTAGCGCAACTGTCTTATTTGGACCAATAGAAGAAGTGATATTTTGAGAATCAAGTTTCGCTCCTTTTAATGTTATATAAGAAACATTAGCAGTAGCTTGACCGCTCAAATAACCATTTATAGTTAAAAGAAGAGTGTACTTAGTTGAATCTCCACTTCCATTAATTAGAGAGAATAATTTCTTACTAGCCAAATCACCGACTACAGCATTAACAGCCATAGTACAATTGATTGGGAATGTAATTTCTCTAGCGAATGCAAATAGTTTACCCAATTTTCTAATTGGCTCACGATTAATTGTCATTGCAGTGGTAGCGCTTTGAATCTTAAGATCAGACTCTGATAAGCCAACTACAGGAACGTCATCAGTGCCACTTGATCCAAGCTGTAAGGTTACGTCGCCGGGTCTTACAGCAGCAATTTGAGTGGTTGAATCAAATAATCCCGCACCACTTGGTAGAACTATTGTAGAATTTAAAGCATTTGCTCCGTCCACGTCATTATAAATTGATGGATTTGGAACGCTTGGGGTTGTTATTCCTCCTGTAAATACTATGTTTTGGCCTTCTAGGGCGCAAGTAACTGTTGGTATAGCTCCTACAGCAGTCTCTAAAGACCATGATGTTAAGAAAGCATTTCCTATTCCAATTATACCATCATAACTTGTACCAGCTCCCATTGCGTTCGACCCAGTATCATTAGCGTCAATTCCGGGGTCACTCGTCAATATAAAGATATTCTTTTGGTAATAAGCATCTCCGCTAGAAATAATATAATCTAACATGTGATCTGCTGTGGCAGAAGTTCCAGTGACACCATTAGTTCTCAAACCAAGGTGGTCTTCATTAAACCCTGTGGGTTCAAAATAATAAGACATATCAACTGTAACAGTTGGCTCTTGAAGAATAAGCCTATCGATAGCTGCCAATTCTCCAAATTGATTAATGTCTTGACGTTGAATGCTAAAGTTGTAATTGCAACTTTGCACTCTGCGAATGCCGTTATTAGCGGCTGTTAGCGGTGTGGTTCCTGTAGGAGCAGCAAATACTGCATCACTTTGGTAAATTACTCTATTTCTTGGCATATATATTCCTTATGTAGTTCTATCTTGATTTTACACTCAAAAATTTTTATTTGGAATTATTTTTTTAATAAGCGTGAGTGTTGCGAACAGATTCCAAATCAAAATCTATAAATGCAGAATAAACATCTGGATTTAAATTTACATACTCACTAGAAGTTATCTTTTTTACCCTAGAAACATTAACATCAGCTATATAGACTGGTTCACCAGTAGCTACTCCAGTATAATTAAATGGAGTGCCAGTATAAGCACTCATGGCGTTAAGTTTTAGATCATTATTATCTACCAACCTAAAGTAGTTGTGAGCAGAATCTCTTAATATACCACAAACAGCATCTAAGGAAAATACAGAATTAGCCATGACGACAGTTCTAAAATAGCTCTTTGTCATATCTGTTCCGCCAAAAGCAAACGGTTCATTTTGAGAATTGATCATCATCAAAAATATAGCTGGGTAAGTGATTTCGTTCACTTCTAACCCTCTTGCTGTAATATTTCTTCTGCTTTTAGGTTCTATTTTAGTTGAAAATAATATATAATCTTCAGATTTATCGGTCAAATAAACATTGTAATCTTTTATAGAATAATTACCACTTATAGCCTGACCATTTTTATTTGATGAAAATATTAATTGGCCATCATAATGATTTATTGCTAAAAGCCCAGATTGACCGGGAGTTATAAAATTTCCATTCAAATAAACTCCGCTCATTTGCGTAGCTCCATTTATCGAAACATCGCTAACTATTTGCTTGTATGGAGCGGCGTATGTGAAGTAATTGCCATATACACCACTTATAGGATAAAACAAACTATTTACGTTAGTATAAGCATCTCCCTTTTTTAGTACTGCATTATCTATATATAATAAAAAGCTGCTAGTAAGAGTATTTTGATAATTTACTTTCATAAGTTTTCTAAAGATTTCGAGAATCCTTTCATCAAAGAAGTCATATAAGGAACTGGTCTAAAAGATCTAAGAAATTGCCCCCTATCTACAGAAGGTTCTTTTATGGTGCCTCTTAGCTGCACACCCCTTCCAGATCTCCCTCTGCCTTCGTAATCTGCGTATCTTCCAAGCCCAGAGATTCCTTTTTCAATTCCTTTTACCCAATTTCTTGGCATATCCCATCCAACATCATTTTCTGAAGCCGCGTTAAAATCGTCAAGAGTAGGAATTGAGTAAACTAAAGACACTTTCTTTATTCTTCCAAAGGTAAATCTCCCCCTTGCGTCTCTATTGTAAGATTTTTCTATAGATATAGATTTATAATTTACAAAAGCCGATAACGCTTCTTGCACACTTTCTATTGGTTCTGATCCTTCAAAAAAACCAATAAAGCCAAAGAGATCTCCATAACCTCCTAGCGTTCCAGATATATTACCTTCTTCTGGATTAGATATTTCTTGAGAAACTGGATGATCTAGAAAATTTTCTATAAGTTGTTGCTTTTTATCTTCAAAAGCTTCCATTACTAATTCTTCTATTTCATTCTTTAAGAGCCTATCAGACAAAGCCTCCTCAATTAAATCTCCATCTATTCTTATGCTTGAGATCTCCATTATCTTTCCCTTTCTAAATGATATCCATATAAATTAGAAGTTAAAAATCTTCTTACAGATTCAGTGCTTACAAATTTAAACATCAAATCATCTATTAAGATATTTAAAGTTCTACCATTGTTTTGAATAAAATCGTTAGCGTCAGATTTGACTTTTATAAATGCGGTTCCCTTTTCTATGGGATTGCCAACGTCTTCATTTCTTTGGGTATTTTGATTCATTTCGTAAGAAATCAAAGCCGGAAAAACTCCAGTTATTGGAGTATAATTAATATTAGAGATATCAACCCTTTCATTATAGCCAAACATCCTAGGTTGATTTATGTCAATAATTGAAATTTGAGCGTCTTTATAAATAACAACATTTCTTTTGAACGTATCGAATAAGCTATCCATAGCCCCCTCGAACTGTTCTCTATCTGAATTACTTATAAGTGACGCCATAATGAACATTACACTTTTTAAGTGTAAAGTTCTTATTTTCTAATTAAAAATAGACTAATCCATTAAGTTTTTATATAATAAAAAAAGTTTTATATGAGTAAAAAAGGTAATAAGATATTTGTCCAGATTGCAGCGTATCGAGATCCTGAACTTTTAAAAACACTAAGAGATTGCATATCAAAAGCTAAAAATCCAGAAAACTTGGTATTTTCTTTATGTTGGCAACATGATGAAAATGATAGTCTTGAAGAATTCGCTAACGATAAAAGATTTAAAATTATTGATTATAATTACAAAGACAGTAAAGGGGCTTGTTGGGCTAGAAATCTTCTTCAGAAACAATATGACAATGAAAAATATACTCTCCAACTAGACAGCCATCATAGATTTGTTCAAAACTGGGACGCAGAATTAATTTCAATGCTGGAAGGATTAAAGAAAAAGGGAGTAAAAAAACCTTTACTAACTGGTTATATTCCATCTTACAATCCAGAAAATGATCCAGCGGAAAGGTGTATGGAGCCTTGGAAGCTTGATTTTGATAGATTCTTACCAGAAGGTTCAATTTTCTTAAAACCTTCGACTTTAGATAATGCAGAAAATTATAAAGAACCAGTGCCAGCTAGATTCTATGGCGCACATTTTGCTTTTGCTGATGGATCTTTTGTGGAAGAAGTCCCTCACGATCCAGAATTTTATTTTCTAGGAGAAGAAATATCTATTGCTGTTAGAGCTTATACTTGGGGATACGATTTGTTTCATTTACATAAAGTTCTTATATGGCATGAGTATGGCAGACTAAAAAAGAAAAGACAATGGGATGACGACCTCACTTGGCTTGATAAAGATATTTTAAGTCATAATAAAAATAGAAAATTGCTTGGAATAGACGGCGAAAAAAATGACAATCCATTTTCTAAATATGGCTTAGGTAAAGCTAGAACTATCGAACAATACGAAAGATATGCTGGAATAGACTTCAAAAACAGAAGAGTGCAAAAACACACTTACGAATTAAAGTTAGGTCCGCCTCCATTTAAATCTCAAGAAGATTGGGAGGCCAATTGGCTTAAACAATTTAGATTTTGTATAGATTTAGATTCCAAAATCATGCCTGAAGAAGATTATGATTTATGGGTTATAGCCTTTAAGAATTCCAAAGGCGAAGAAATATGTAGGGCAGATGTAGGCGAAGAAGAAATAAAAGAATTTAAAGCTAATTTAGCCCCTGATGGATGGTACAGAATATGGAGAGAATTTGCATATACTGATCTACCATATAGCTATTTACTTTGGCCCCGCAGCAAATCTAAAGGATGGTTAGATAAGATCGAAAGAGATATCCCATCACCCAAAATCAGAAAGTCAAGAACACCTGATCCAGAAAGCCTATGGAAAGATTTTGGCAAAAAGAAATATAAATTTAAATTTAATAAAAATCCAAATGAAAGAAAAATCCTAGTTCATTTGCCAGCCTATAGAGATCCAGAGCTTATTCCGACCATAGAAGACGCCATGAATCAAGCAAAAAATCCAAATAGACTAGTATTTGGAATTTGTAGGCAATTTAATCCAGAAGATAAATTTGATAACGTCGATAAATATAGATCTGATCCAAGATTTAAAATTATTGATATGGACTATACTAAAGCTAAGGGATTGGCTTTTGCCAGATATCAGATTAACACAATGCTAGAAGAAGAAGAGTATGTACTACAACTAGATAGTCACCATAGATTTACAAAACATTGGGACGAGACATTGATTTCAATGCACGACGGCTTGAAAAAGAAAGGCGTTAAAAAGCCACTTCTAGCTGGATACTGCCCTCATTATAGTCCTTTCAACGACCCTGAAGGAAGATGTAAAGATCCATGGCAAACTATTTTTGGTTGTTTTTATCCATTTGGTACTATATTTATTAGACCAATGGGACTTCAAAATTCGCAAGACTTAACTGAGCCAATACCTGCTAGATTTTTATCTGGCCATTTTTCTTTTGGAGATAATCATTGGGGTAAAATAATTAAACATGATACTGATATTTATTTTAGCGGAGAAGAGCTTAACTTAACTGTTAGATCTTTTACTCATGGTTATGATATTTATCATCCTCATAAAATTGTAATTTGGCATAGCACAATGAGAGAGGAAAGAAATGGAATGCTTTTATGGGACGATCAATTCAAGAGAGGCGAAGACTGGTATACAGCACAACATGAAGCGAGGGCTAAAATCAGACAATTATTAAGGACAGAAGATAACGGTTTTGATTTGACTGGCTATGATCTAGGAGGAGAAAGAACTTTGCATGAATATGAAAGATACGCTGGGGTTTGTTTTAAAGATAAATCTGTTCAGCAATATACTGTAGATCATAAATTCCCTCCCAACCCAATAATGACAGAGGCTGAATGGAAAGCATCTTTGATCCCCTCTTACTATTATTTAGTAGATGTAACTAAAGAACATTTACCAGCTAATGATTATGATAAAATCTTAATAGCTTTTGATGATGAAAATGGTCAAGGAATATCTCATCATTATGTTGAAGGCGAAGAACTCCAAGCTTTTATAAGCGGAAAAGCAACCATTCATTTCGAAGAAATTTTCGTATCAAAAATAAAGCCAAGAAGAATGGTGTTTTGGGGGCATAGCCCAGTCAGAGGTTGGGCTGAACGTGTAGAGAAAATTTTATGAAAATTAATTTTTATTTTTGTTGGCTTAGCAGAAATCCATACGAGGTTGACGTTGATCAAAGATTCAGCGAATGGGCTCACGCTGATGTATGGTTTAAATTTTATAAGAAATGTCAGAAAAAATATCCAGACATTTCTTTCAACGCAATAGATAGTCAATTAATAATGGATAATAAAGAACTATATAGTTCTATGACAAAAGGCGGAAGGCATGACAGTGGAAACGCTAAATATTCTATAGGCACATGCTTGATAGAAAATGTAGAAAATAAAAAATATTTTATACTAGCAGCTTGTGATAAATTATTAGATTTACAATCAGGTGCGAACAATTGGGATTTAGAAAATTGCGCAGAAGTCTTCGCTTGCCAAGGTGGTCATCTTGAAGACCTAAGATACACTCCTGCTAAATTGAATTTTGAATATACCCCAACTTTTTTTCATGTAGATTATCTATCAAAAGCTGACATCATAGAAAAAATATACAAACAAAAAACGCAAAGAATTTTTCCAGATAAATTAAAATTTGTTGGTACAATTTATGTTCCAAGAATTATTTTTAATGAAGATCCAAGATTTGAAGCCATAGATAAATCTCAAGGGAATCTGCACTCCATGGAAGATTTTATTTATGATTTAAATAAATACAAAGTAAATTTAAGTCTAAACGCAGCGGGAGAATATTCTTGCAGAGATGTTGAGATATTTGGGGTTGGATCAGTAGCTTTAAGATGTGAGCTTAAGCATTGCAAAACCCACGATCCTTTAATACCAGATTATCATTATGCTGCTGTAAAATTTTGGGATCACGCAGATCCACAAATAAAAGAGATGTTTCTAGAAAAGTATGAATACTTAAAGAAAAATCCAGACTTGGTAGAATTCATTGGAAACAACGCTAGACTTTGGTACGAAAAAAACTGTAGCACTGAATCGGCCTCTGATACATTGATTGAAATTGTGAATTTTTCTAAACTTATATGAAAATAAATTTTTATTTTGATTGGACTTGTGCAAAAAATCCAGACGAACATCCTTACGAAGAATTCTTTGGCGGACATTGGGGAATGTCTGATTTATGGTTTAGAATTTATAGAAAATTAAAAATAAAATATCCAGACGTAGAATTTTGTGCATTTCACACCGGAATGATTGTGGCAGACAAAGAAAAATACGCTAGCCTTACTAATGGAGGCGTACACTATGGATCAAATTCAAAATATGGTGTTTTAAGCGTAGTAATAGAAAACGCAGAAAATAAAAAATATATAGCCCTTACGATGATGGATTATATAGAAGATTTTCACTGTCATGTAGCAAATTGGGATATGGAAAATTGTGTCGAGATACTCACATCTATAGGAGGAGTATCAAGAAAAAATACATATCTCAAATTTGAAAGATGCGATACTAAAGTAACGCCAGCATTAGGAAGTTATTTAGATTATCCTGATCAAGAGAATTTGATAGATAAAATTTACAAAGAAAAAAACACAAGAATTTTTTCAGAAAAACCAAGATTCATAGGGTATTTATATGGAGTTAGGCTTATTTTAAAAGATAATGGTAAATTAGATATTATAGATAAAAATGGATATGGACTTCACACCAACGAAAGCTTTCTCAGAGAACTTGATAAATATAAAGTGAATTTAAGTTTAAACAGTGCTGCCGAAATATCGGGAAGAGATTTTGAAATCATGGGATTGGGATCAGTTAATTTAAGATGCCTGTTAAACTGCTCAGCGTTTCACAATCCTCTGATTCCTGATTATCATTATGCAGCCATAAACATTTACGACCATTCAGACATAGATAAAATTAGTGATGCTTTTTTAGAAAAATATGAATATATAAAATCAAATCCAGATTTCTTAAATTTTATTGCTGAAAATGGTAGAAAATGGTATGAAGAAAATGTTCCTAGAGAAAAAGCCTCTTCTGTCTTTGTTAATGAACTAATCGATTTAAATAAATTGATATGATAGAATTAAATATTTATTTTGAAAAATCAAATCCATGCCTTAGCAATCCGCTTTTTATATACGAAAGGTTTTTCGAGTTAATTAAAAACGCTAGAAAAAATATAAATTTTAATTATATAGATAGCAGATCGTTAAGAACTCCTGAAAACTACCTTGGCCCAAATACTATTTATGGAAGCCATTTCATGAGAATAGAAAACCCAATGACAAAAAAATTTTTGCTTATATCATATTGGGATAAAGCAAGAAATATTTTTGAAAAAGAATCTGGGTTCGATGTTCCAAATTTATTAGAGCTGTATACAAGCATAGGAATACATGGTGAAAGCGACATTACTTACGACCTATGCGATCCTCCAATAAAATATACTCCAATATCTTATTGCCACGAAACTCCAGCGTGGGATCAATATGTAGAGGAAAATTTTCAAAAACAAATAATAAAAAAAATTCCAGAAAAACCAAGAATCAGAGCTTTTCCTTATGTATTCAGAGAATATTTATTAAAAGAAAAAAGATTTAATTATATAGACGCTAGATATGAAAGGCTGCATCAAAAAGAATATTGCGAAGAATTAAATGAGGATTTTATAAATATAGCTCCAAACGCTAAAGGGGAAATTTCTTATAGAGAAATTGGAATATTAGGATTAGGGAATGTAATGCTTCGCACAAAGCATAGAGTACAATTTAAAGATCCTCTTATTCCAGAATATCATTACTCATCCGTCGAAATAGATGATTTTTCAAATTATGAAAAATTAGCAGATGCTTTTTTAGATAAATACAATAAAATAAAAAACGACAAAGAATATTTAAATTTTATATCTAAAAACGCTAGGGAATGGTATTTAAACAATGGTACTAGCGAAAAAAATGCGCAAATACTTTTTCAAACCGTAGATATAAACAAACTACTAAAATAAATTAAAAAAATATAGAATTTTAAATTCTAAAAATTACAATAAAATATGGACACCATCAAGGTTCAACTTCTTAAAAAGAGCAGTGATTTTAAAGTAAACACATTATATTGGGATCACAGCCCACTTTCGCCAGAAGAGAATTCTCTTAGAAATTATCCCGCCCCATGGATAAGAAAAACGATTGAGCTTTTAAAAATAATGGGAGCAAAAACAATGGTTGAAATTGGCTCAACTAGAATGGAAGTAACTCAAAACTGCATAGATTACTACAATAATTGCTACAAACTAAAACCAGCAGATGCTCCACCATGTTGTCAAGATGGTCATTCCACTTATTTTTGGGCTAAATCTGGTCTCCATGTATACACTGTAGATATAGATGAGCATTGTTTGAAAATGCTAATAAATCAATATAAGTATCATGTTAAAGAGCCAATACCAGATAATTTGCATATACACATTCCTCAAGATGGAATTGGTTTCTTGGAAAATTTTCTTAAAGAAATAGATTTTCTATATTTAGATGGGTGGGATATTGGCACTCATGAATACGCTGAAAAACATTTAGCCGCGTACATGGCCGCTAAAGATAAATTAGCACAAACTCATATAGTAGCAATAGACGATACTGATTTCGATTCGGCTGAAGGAGGAAAAGATAAGCTATTAACTCCATATCTTTTAGAAAATGGATATATAAAATTATTGACTGGAAGACAAAATGTATTTTTAAAAATAGGAAAAGATAAAGAAAATGAAATTTCCAAATATTTAGAAACAGAAGTGAATGTTTCAATTAGCAGCAATCTTTCGCCACCCATTCCTTCCAATGAAACTGCGCCAGTCCAAGTGTCTATTAACCAAATCGCTACCGAGAATAAATATTTGATAGATAATTTAAAAATTTATGATGTTAAACAACCAAAAGTAAGACTTGGAAATGATTGGGACGGAGGTTATGTTATTCCAGTGTCTTTATTAGCTAAAAGCGATTGCTTATTTTCATATGGGATTGGGACCGATACTGCATTCGAGAGGGATTTTGTAAATTGTACAGATAAGATAGCTTATTGCTTTGATCATACTATAGAAGAATTATTTAATATACCAGAAAATGTAAAAGGGCTTTTATCTTTCAATAAGCAAGGTTTATCTGGTAAAAAGGAAAAGGATACAGATCACTTCTTTAGCCACGCTGAACAAAAAAATATAAAAAATAAAATATTTTTTAAAGCAGATACTGAAGGAGCAGAGTATGAATTCTTTTTGAATACAGATTTTAAAAAGTTTTCTGAAATGGTCACTGGCATGATAATAGAATTTCATTATTTAACACATATTGAAAACATAGAAAAATTTTTCTCAGTTATTAAATTAATCAACGAGTATTTTCTTATAAATCATGTACATGGAAATAACTACGGCGGAAATTTTGAATATAAACAAAAAGACAAAACGTACATACTTCCACATTTCTTAGAGATTACTTTTATAAATAAAAATCTAGTAAAAGAATACAGTGTAGATCAAAGGCCTTTCCCTGATCCTTATCTTGATAAAAAAAATCAAGGACCGCCGGTCGGAGAGTACAATTTAGAATTTTTAAAAGACATTAATATCTAATATGAGCTTATATATTTCTTTATCTACAGTCCCTAAAAGAATGGGGCTTTGGGATTCTTTTGAGCAAAATTTAACTTCTCTTGTTAATCAAAAAACGGATCTTGATTATAAAATTATTTTAAATATTCCATATATATATAACATTACTAAAGAAGAGTATGTTATTCACGAAAATTTACTTAATTTTCAAAAACAAAATCCCAAATTAATAATAAATAGAACAGAAGATTACGGCCCAATAACAAAAATAATTGGATCTTTTAACATATCTAAAGATCCAGAAGACGTTTTATTGATATGCGATGATGATCAGGCTTATAATGAGGGAATGCTAGATTATCAATTGAAAATGCAAGAAAAATACAATAAACAGTATATAACTTGCTTTAGAGGAGATATTCCCGCTATTAAAGTAGAAGCTACTAAAGAAGATGGAACTAAAGGATATATGCTTTCATCTTATCATACTTATTTTCCAGTCAAAGAAGATTTTAGATTAGTAGTTCCGGGGCATTGGCATTCAGTTTGTTATCAGAGAAGTTTTTTTGGTGAAGATTTTCTTGATAAAGATTTTTTATCTCTTTGCGATAATGATGACTTTCTTATTGCGTATTATATGAAAAAGAAAGCTATCCCAATCATGTGTGTTAATTGGGATAAAGAAACAGACTACACACCAGTAAATCATGACGGAAGACCTTCTTGGACATTCCCAATAAATAAACACTTATCTTATGATAGTTGCGGTTTCGATGAATTCAGAAGAATGGCTGGTCATCATTTTGGAAGATATAAACCGGAGTGGGAAAATTTTATACATAAGACGCATCAAATATACACAGTATGAAAAATATAATAAGCCTTACTACAATACCTTCTAGATTAAAAGATGAAGGGGAATATGGAATTAAAAAATGCATTAATTCTTTAGTAAATCAAAAATTCAATGAGCCATACGAAATACATTTTAATATTCCTCCACGAAATAAAAGAACAGGAGAAGAATATAAAATCCCTCAATGGCTAAAAGATTTATCAGAATTAAATCCTAAATTAAAATTAATTGAAGTTCCAGAAGATTGTGGGCCAATAACTAAAATTTTATATACCATCAGAAGAGAAACAGATCCAGAATCAATTATAACTGTTTGTGATGATGATTTAATTTATCATCCTAAAATGTTAGAAGAACAAATAAAAAATCAATCAAGATATGAAAATACAGCAGTTGGCTATGATGGAATTAGGGCAGAATTAGAAAATGGAAAAGAACCATTCGAAGATCAAAGAAATTGCTTTGTAGTGTCTATTTACCAAAATGTTTACGTTAACTATCTTCAACATTATAAAACAATATCCTATAGAAGAAGATATTTTGGAGATGATTTTGAAGATTTTATTAAATTAGGGTCATGGAACGATGACGTTGCAATTGGAGCTTATTTAACTAAAAGAAATATAAAGAAAATGGTTACATTTTATGAATTTGATGAAAGACTAATTACTACAGAGCAATGGAGTAATAAAGGCGGAGTAGAAACTTTTCCAGTTTTAGGCCATACGCATCACCATACGATGGAAGGATGTAATTTATTCAGGCAAGAAGACGCTGGCGGAGGCATAACAACATTCTTTAATTTAGGCTATTTAAAATAAATATATGACTAACCAAACAGGGCAAGAAAAAAAATCAGTGCATATGGATTTATTAGATGAAACACTTCATTTTTTAGGTAAAAATAAAATTGAAATAAATATTCTACACATTGGCGCGAACGACGGCTACACATACGATGATATGCGTGGCTATATCAGAGAGTATAAATGGGGAGGTCTATTTGTAGAACCTATTCCTGATTATTTTGAAGACTTAAAAGAAAATTGCAAAAACGATAAAAATCATTTATTTGAAAATTGCGCCATTTCAGAGTCAGATGGCGAAATAGAAATGCTATATATTAGCAAAAAAGATATTGAACAAAATGATTTACACGTTGGTTACAGAGGAATGTCTTGCGCGTTGCCAGCTAGAAATGGATTTGGTTCAAACTACCAAAGAGATAAGGAAGTTAAAGAAAAATATGGCAAAACTGCAAAAATACCAACTTTAACTTTAAATTCTCTTATAGAGAAGCATAATTTAAATAAAATAGATTTATTTATTTGCGATACTGAAGGCCATGATTTTATTGTTTTCCAACAATTTGATTTTTCAAAATTTAGGCCAAAAGCTATCCATTTAGAATGGATAAACCTTACGGAAGAAGAACGAGATGGCGTTTTGAATAAATTAAAAATAAATAATTATATATATGAATTTGTTGGGGAAAACGTAAATGCTGTAGATAAAAATTTATGGGATATAGTTTTTCATACTTTAAGCGATGAAAAGAAACAAGTTAAAATTAAATCTACTCCGCCAGACATAAGAAAAAATAGCCTGCAAGAAGAGAAGCCTAATGAAAACAGCGAGATTAAAAATAAAAATTTAACAGTTGTAACAGGACTTTGGGATATAGGCAGGCCGGGAAGATCATTTGATCAATATTTAGAATTGTTTTCAAAATTTTTGGAAACTCCAGTTTATTTATTTTTATATATACCATCTTCTTTGGAAGAGTTCGTTTGGAGCAGAAGATCTAGGTCTAATACTATTGTAAAAATATTAGAGCTTGAAGATTTAAAGCAATTTTATGGCAACTTCTGGGAGCCAACTCAAAAAATTCGCAAAGATCCAGATTGGTATAATCAATCTGGTTGGATTCCAGACTCTCCTCAAGCAAAGTGCGAATGGTATAATCCTATTGTTCAATCGAAAATGTCGCTACTGCATGACGCGAAAGTAATGAATCCATTTAATACAGATTATTACATTTGGTTGGACGCTGGCATAACTAATACTGTTTATGAAAAATATTTTACAGAATGTAGAGTTTTAGATAAAATAAATCCTTACTTAGAAACAATGCTTTTTCTAAGTTTCCCATACGAAGCGAACAATGAAATACATGGATTTAAATTTGACGCTATAAATAAATATGCAAAGCAAAGAGTAAAATATGTTTGCAGAGGTGGTTTATTTGGAGGCCATAAAGATTGTTTATCAGAAGCTAACGCAGATTATTGGCATTTATTAAATGATTCTTTGTCTCAAGGTTTGATGGGTACTGAAGAAAGCATTTTTTCTATCATGGCCCACCTAAAACCTTCTACATATAGAAGATACTCTTTGGATGATAATGGTTTGATTGTAAAATTTATACAAGCTCTTGCTGAAGATAAAGTTGAATTAGAAAAAGCTAAACCAAAGTATAACGAACCGCTTGGATTTTATAGTAAATCAACAGACAAAACAAATCTTTATGTTCTAGGTTTTAATTTTCCAGAACAATTTAAAACTTTGATAGAGTCTTTTGAAAAAACTCCAGAATGGTTAGATCGCCCAAGGAAAATTTTAATTAATAACTCTACAAATGAAAGCGTTATAAAAGAATACGAAATTTTGTGCAAGCAATATAATTTTGAGCATATAATTACCGGCAAAAATCTTGGTATATGTGGCGGTAGACAATTAGCCGCAGAACATTTTGACGCTAGTGATGCTAAATATTATTTATTTTTTGAAGACGATATGTTATTGCACACTCCAGATAAAAATGGATATTGTAGGAATGGATTTAGGTTATATGTTCCTGAATTATATGATAAAATCCACCATATAATGGCAAGAGAAGAGTTTGATTTTGTCAAACTGTCTTTTACTGAAGTGTTCATGGATAACAATTTACAAGTTAGTTGGTATAACGTGCCTCAATCAATAAGAACTCAATTTTGGCCGGAATATGATAAGTTACCTACCAGTGGGTTAGACTTTAATTGTCCTAGAACAAAATTTGAAAAAATTAATACATATAAAGAACTATCTTATATACAAGGAAATATATATTATGGCAATTGGCCAATGATAATGAATAAACAAGGAAATAAAAAAGTATTTCTTGATGTTAAATGGCAATTTCCTTATGAACAAACTTGGATGAGCTATGTATTTCAAGAAACCATAAAGGAGAATATCAAATCAGCAGTCCTACTAGCTAGTCCAATTAATCATAATAGAATGTCTCACTACAAGCCAGAAGAAAGAAAAGAAAATGCTGGTTAATAAGAATTTTGGCCTAAAATAAATCCAAAATAACTTGTCCCACCATTAGTGCTTAAAAACTTAAACGAATCAGTTCGGCCTGCGACATTAGTTATCGTCGGGGCCGAAGCTGGTCCGCTTGGCCATTTAAATGAAGTTCCAGACCATAAAAGTGAATAAGCCCCACTCTGTATTACTTGAAGCGTGAAATCGCAAAGTTGAGATTGGGATGGATTTAATATTTTTATACCACTAACATTTCCAGTTAATGTAAGAATATGCGTAGAAGCATAGTCTAAATTTAAAGTTACTCCAGTTCCCGGAGAAGAAGATAAACCTACTGATTGGGTAGATATAGAATTAGCATTTGTAGTGGGCTTTATCCAAGAGCCATTATATTTAAAATAATTCTGTTTAGAATCATAACAAAAACAAGTTGCTCCATCCATTACTTGAGGAAGCAATCCACTTTTTTCTATTTCTAAACAAACAAATCTATCACTTACATATCTTGTTATAGCCATATAAATTATTTACACTCTCAATTATTTTCACTAATTATTTATTCCATCTTCTACCTTTTTATAAATTACTGTTCTTGGTTTAATTGCATTTTTTATTAAAGATGGCTCCTCCATCTCGTATCTATAATAAAAAGAATTAAAATTTTTGGAAGCTTGTAAAGCTGATATGTTAGTTTTATAAATAGCAATTCTATAAATATATCCCTCAAAATAGTTAGGAACATTAGAGGTTATCGGATAATCTCCGAAACAAACTTTAGCAGTAGCATCATCAACGAGATTTATGGTATTAGGCTCGTATTGTAAATTTGAAATAGCTGTTGCTTTTGGTGCGCCAGCTTGGGTCTGATAATTATTATCTATAAAATAATTTATTTTATAACTATTTATTGTAGCAAGTAAAGAAGACGGCCCGAAATTCGAAGAGTAAGATCTATAAATATAATATCCATTAGCCTCTTTTACTTGGTTCCAGTTTAATCTTACAGCATTTTTTATATCATCTGAAGGAGACCCTACAATTTGAGATTTCGCGGATTCGCCATTTGCATCGTAAGAAGAAACACAGTAGAATAAATTTTGGCCTCCTTTAAATCCAGAATCTACATTTCCAGCTCTAGAAACATCAGAAGTAACTCTTTGAATAGATGTTATGGTAGGTGGAGAAATAATTGAAAGCAAAAGGACGTTTACCTCTTGTCCATTTATATATATTTTTGCTTTATCGTTAGCTATTGAATTTAAATTGATAGAAATAATAACATTATATAATGCTCCTATTTCTATTAATTGATCTGTATGACCTGAAAATATTTTAGAGTCTGGAGAAGTAAAACTAAAATAGACCCTTTTATTTTCTATGTATATAGATTGAAGATAGCCTTGATTTTCTAAAAATAACTCCCCAGAAAAAGCACTAGATCTTGAAAATAAATAAGCTTTGCCATTTGAAGCTGCTGTTTGTTTGAACCAAAAATCGTAAGTTTGAGTTTTTTGACTACCAATTAAAAATGTTGCGGCTTTATTTGCTTTTAAATTTATATCCACAAAGCCACCATCTAATAAATTATTTCTTTTAGAGAAAAAAAGATAAGCGTTATTGTCGTAATTTGAATTTATAAGATTTGAATGATATTCATTTCCAGTTAAATCTAAAACCGTTGAAACATCTGATCTAGACGTAGAAGTAAATTGCGTTTTATGAATTACTCCTTTAAACATTGGCTTATTCTTTTCGAACTGCATGTTCTTATAAAGAATGTAACCGCCATTTAAATTACTAGCTGTAAACTCTTTTCTAGTAGGATCAAAACAAATTGCAAAAAATTCTGAAGTTGAAGTCGTTCCAGTGTTTGAAGTATTACCTGTATTTCCTCCATTGCCACCATTTCCAGTCGAGCCAGTGTTTCCAGCATTTCCTACGTTTCCAGTGTTTCCGGAGTTATACCCACCAATAATATTTATTCTTCCTCCAACAAAAGAAGTATTTGATTGTCTAGAATTATAATATAAAATTGGTGGAGCATTATAAGGAACATTAAATACTCCATAACCGTCAAATCCTTTATTTCCAAAATAAGAAAATCCATTATTATAAGCGTTATTTCCACCTCCCGAATCTATTGTGGTACTAAGATATAATTCATCTTGCGAATTACTTTGATTTGATTGAACAAAAACATAAGTTGCTCCTTTGTATAAATTTAAAGTTTTGCCTTCAAAAGATCCTATTTTAAAATTAAAAAGAGATCCTGAATTATAATATGGACTGCTTGCTGTTTTTGTGTCTACTGTTACGTCATAATAAACAGGATTTAAACTAAGAGAATTTGCTACAATTGGAACAAATATTTTTTGGCTTATAGACTGCCAAGTTCCTTTTTTAGAACAGTCATAATTACCAGTTAATGTCGCGAATGTTCCTGAAAGGTTTGGAACAAAACTTAAAACAGGAATGTTTCCTGTTCTTGGGTGATCGGGAGAAATAAAAATTTCAGTTGATGCTGTATAAGTTTCTCCTCTTATTATATTTATATTAAAACCATGCTTATTTGAAGTGGCATCAGTTTGTGATCCTGTATAATTATATTTATAAATTGAATCTGTTAAAAAATAATTTCCGGTAGCATTTTGACTAAAAGTTCCTTGATTATTTAAATTATTAGAATAATCTAATTTATAAAAAACTCTTCCAGTAGAAGTTGGGGAGACTTGGAATCCATCGTAAAAATAATTAAAAACTCCAGCACTATTATTTACGCCAGCGGGGGCTTGCAAATAGTAATCGTTATTGTTACCGCTTACATATATAGATTTCCAGCCATTGGAAGGAGCAGGACCAGTCCCGCTTAATTGAGTAAATGTTAAATATCCTGAAAAAGAAGTTGATCCAGCAGGTATTGGAATAGAATTTTGAGATTTTAAAAAAAGAAAAGTTCCACCACCAGACCAAGGAATAGTTGAAGTGGTATAAGCACCAGACCCAGTCGTCGCTCCCGCTACTTGTTTAAATAAATTAGATGTTGGTTCACCTTGATAAGATCCAGCAGAAAAAAAATCATATAATAAAATACAATCTTTCGCCGCGCAATCATATGTACCATAAGATAAACCCATATTAGTAACTTCCAGTATAAATCATTGTTGAGACAATGCACTCAATATTATTTGGGTACATAAACTTAGTCACAAAAAAATCTCCAGTTATATAACCTAGCCCACTTACATAAAAAACATTATTATCGATAAACTGAGTAAACATTAAATTACTTAAACCACCCGGATTACTATAATTTCCAGAAACTGGAATGATATTTATTTGTTTAAAACTAGTCTTAGAATTAAAAGTTTTTTGTCCAACTACAGTTTGACCATTTGAATTTAAATCTACAAAATTACTACCAGAATAAGCGAAGGTGTTTTCTAAGGCTGAAACTCTAGCCCCCAAATTTCCACTTACAGTACTTATTTTAGAATTTAAAACTCCGCTAATATTAGCTGCGTAACCACTAGTATTAATTATATTTCCAGACATTAACACATTACTGGAATAATCTAATCCCGTGGCTAAAAATTGAACATAATTTACATTTCCAGATACTGTGGATAGATTTGTATTAGTTAAATTAACATATCCACTTAGATTATCGATTTTTGTATTTAGAGTTGTTCCAGTAGAAGCGATTGAACTAGAAAGAGCGCTACCAGTAGAATTAAGTGATGAATTTAAATTGCCACTTAACGTAGAAAAATCAACGTCAAGTTGATTGAAATCAGGGTCTTGAGTAACAGAAGATAGATATCCTGATGGATTTGTATTTAGGTAATATTGAGCGTCTCCTATCTGCCTTACATAGCCAGAAAGCTCAGGATTATCTATTTGTTTTAGCCTAATTAAATTTGGCATTTAATAAAATTACACAGATTATCTTCCTTCCGATAAAATCTTCTGAACTTCTTTAGATATTTTCTTAGGCTTTTGTAATTTGCTAGGAGGAGCTTGGAAAGCAGCGATATGCCTTAGGAACTCTCTCTCTAGCCTGTTCCGCAACATTTCCAAATTATCATTAGGTAAAACTCCAATTTGAACAGCGTGAGTTTGCAAGTCTGTTCTATTTAAAGAGTTGATGTAGTTTTTGTATTCTTGAGGGTCATTTGTTCCATACTTAGAAGTTCCATCTTCGCCCCAAATTTGATCCAAACTAGTTGGCCTCGCCGTTTCTACTTTTGCATCAATTTGATTTAAGTCCTTAAGTTTTGTCTTTTTAGCCATATTAATTATAAACAAAAGATTAAAACAAATCAAATAAAAAACCCGCCGGGTTTCCCCAGCGGGTTGATTGTTTTAATTTATATTAGACTATGACTCCGGAAAGAGCACGGGCATCGATACAGATGCGCCCTTCTTCCATAGATCCATAGAAACCAGTTTTATCAGTTCTTTGCAAGAATTGATCGTCAGGTTGGACATTGAATTGGCTTCCTGTTTCGGAAGTCGTAGCAACAGGACGAATCAAAGCGCCTCTGCTATTGTCCACGCCAACAAGGATTTCTTCATTATATGGGTTGAATGCTCCACCAGAGGGCTTAGTAGTAATATAATTATCAAATAGAATATTATATTTCTTAGATCTACCAAGCTCAATCAACTCAACAATATTTACTCCGAAAATCTCTTGCATACCAGCGTTGCGATAGATCTCTTCTCTCATTGTATCGGGAAGAGCAATGCCTACGTTAGTATCAGTAGTTCCAGTAGCGCCCTTAGTTGTGTTTAGTGGGTTATAAGAGAAAGCACGGATTAGTTCTTTAATTTCGGGAGAAACATAAAGATCAGTCAATCCAGTGCTGTATGGATCAGCGGGAGTACCACCAGCCCAAGACTCATTAACTCTCTTAACGCGAGTCATTAGTTTGTTGAGGTCATCAAGTTTGAATTGCCCAGCAGTTCCAGCCTCAATATAGTGCTTCAAAGCTGATCCACCTTGAGGAGTTGTAGAAGCCTCTCCAAGAGCCTTCAAGATAACTGACCAAGCATTACGCTCTTGCTTAACAAGAACCTCTTGAGACATACGTTCAACCAACTTGGCGATAACGTCCAAGCGAGCTTGGCGAGCATATCTCTTGTTGATTGAAACGGCGCTGTCTAAACGATAAGTAGCGATCTTAAGCTCTTGGATAGCAGAAACATCTTGAGCAGAGGGGAGACCTCCAGCAAGAGTTTGCGACCAAACGCTAACATAGCCATTATTTTGTTCGTTGTAATATAGATCGAGTGGGTAGCTAGGAGAATCATTCTCGTCGAAAGGAGCGTCTGTATAAATTTGAGAAGCTGTTCCGGCTTGAAGAATGACTCTTTGGATTACGGGCCCAAGAAAAGCGGCAAAAGCTTCAGAAGCTTCAGCAGCAACCAATCTATTCTTGGAACCAAGAGCCTTGATAAGCTCTACTTGTTCGGGTGTGTTTTTAAGTTTAATTCTCATGTTAATCCTTTATATTATAGAGCCAATTTGACGAGTGTTTCACCATTAGTATCAGCAGCCCCAAGGAACTTACCGATAGCTACGTTAGAGATCGGATATGTTCCAGTGGAAGCAGTAATTGTTCCAGTGATACCAGCGTAAGCGGTTCCATTAACAGCGGGAGTTCCACCAACGCCTTGGACCAAGAAAATACCACGGGTAACTACAGGGACAGCTTGTCCGGGAATTACAGCTTGCATTTCGGCAGCTTTACGAGGATGATACTTGAGGAGTTCGCCATTTTCATCGGCATCTCTTACATCATAAAGAGTCATACCGATTGGGGTTTCTCCAGTTGTGGAAGCTACTACTTTAGCAGTAACTCCATAGCGTTGAGAAACAACGTTAGCTGGTTGAAGAGTTCCAGCTCCGCCGATGTATTCTAATCCACCGCCAAGCTCAACTCCTGAGTCGTAGTTTTTCCAACCAGTAGCAATCTTGACTAGAACGCCTTTTGTGACGTTGATTGATCCGGCTGATAAACCCGTTGTGTCGTATGAGAACAGATTTAGTACATCATGTTCATCATAATCTCTAAAAGGTCTTAATTTGTATGCCATATTTTATCCTTTAATTATTATTTATTTGTGTTTATTTTGTGACTACGAATCCGTCGTAATCAAAAGCTTGTTTATATTTATCAAAGAGAGAGCTTTGAGAAGCTGTGGAAGTCATTGGAATTCCTACTGTCTCTTTCTCTGCTTTGTCGGTGATCTCTTCGACAACTTCAGCTACAGAAGCTTTGGTTTCTTTAGAGTCTTCTTTGGAAGATTCTTTACTTCCAGAGTCTTTCATTTCACCTTTCTTTTTATTTTTCATGAAGATTGCCATCTTATTCTTGTAAGCGGCAAAAGCATCTTCATTTAAATTTAAAATATCATTAGCAATAACTTCCCTTGACTCATTGTCAAGATCATACTCGGCGTCGAAAGAAGCCATTCTAGCATTAAATAGTTCAGCGGCAGCAGCCTTTTGCATTTCAGCTTGAGCAGCTTCTAATGCAGCCTTTAGACTAGCAACTTCATTTTGAAGAGCGTCTTGATTTGTTAGGAGTGAGCTATATTGTTCTTGAGCAGCTTTTAAAGCGGTGTCTACGGCGGTTTTTTCAGCCGTAAACTTCTCAGAGGCCAACTTAAGTTCTTGTTCTATTAAGTCAGAAATTTGAGATGCGGAAACCTGCTTCAAGTTCTCATCTGTGATGTCCTTGATACTTGATATTTTCATAATTTCTTTTTCTGTATTATTATTTACATCTAAATTTTGAATTTTGGAAATATTTTCTTCAGAAACATCTTCGGAAGGTTCGCTTTTTAGTGTAGAGACGCCCTTAACATCTGCCGCTGGAGTCTCTGTTAAACCTATGCCTAATGGAATAACGTTTCCTACTACTTTACGATAAATTGCCTTTGTTTTGTCTATTTTTCCAGAACCACCCAAAGCTCTTAGGTTAGCTTTCATTGATTCAATTTGAGTGATATCATTGATTTCTAAGCCATCTTCAATATTTTTTGATTCTCCCTCAATTACAACCAAATTATAATCACTAAAACCTAGCTCCCAACTAGCACTTATCTTTTGGTAATTCGTACTAGTAACATCGCTAGAGTCTTCTATCATAGTAGCTAAATTAGGATTAGCAATTTTCCAAAGAACTCCTCCTAGAGTTATATTAAATGGCTTAGTTGTTTCCTTTAGTTGCTCCTCAGTAAGAGGCAAATCAGATCCAAATTCGCTGAAGCCAGCAGTTAAAATAACACCAATAATTCTTTCTCTATTATGCTCGATATTAATTGGCTTATTAATAAAATCTTTATAGACAGCCAAAGCTGTAGCAGTATCAATTACATCTCCATTTTTATTTACTCTATTTACTACTGCGGCATTAAAAGCTACTGGAAGCAAATCAACATTTTTCTCTGTATTTACATTCGGAATAAAATTTCCTACTTCGACTAAGGAAGCTAGTGCTAAATATTTATCTTTCTCCTCTGAAACCAATGGCTTCAGAACAGAACTAAATGTAGTTGTATATTTAAAGTTCATAATTAAATTTCGTACCACTTATTTTGCTTCTCTTTAGAATGGAAAAGATATAAATTATCAATATTTTTAAAATCAAATTGAATATCAAATTTTTTAATATCTTTTTCAGCATTATTTACATTAAAATCTCCCTTTCGCCCCTCTAAGAACTCATTTACCTTAGCCATTGAATAAGTATTTATGTCTATGGAATCATTTTTAATGTAATCAACTGCCGCCGAGCAATACTTTTCAATAACTTGATTTAAACTAACCTTCTTTAAGCTTGCACTATTATGTTCTTGGACTTTCTCTTTTAATGCCGAAACGAGTTTAAGAGAAAAGTCAACATAAAAATCTGATGATTCAGATTCTTTGCTAGGAACACCTGTCGCTAGTTCGAATTTCATTTTATGTATCTTTAATTATTACACTTTTTGTTGAGAAATTTGACTATAATTTAATATAGCCGCCGAAAATAAATCAATAGAATGCTCTTCTGCTATAGTTTTTAAGGATTCTATTCTCTTGGAATCGCTTGGTTTATCTGAACCATTGCAGTAATCTTTTATTGATTTTTCCCAATTACTTTTATCTTCATTTGTAAAAATTAATTTAGCAATTGCTTCTCCAATATTCTTTTGATCTTCATTTAATGTTTTTTTCTTATGTTTCTTTTTTAAAAATTCTTCTACTAAAGAATTAAGTGATTCAAAAGTTTTAAACGCGTTAGATATTCCAGCTACAGAATATTGAGCTATCGCTGGGGCTTTCTTATTAGATCCTGCTGGCGAAGACTTTTTAGTTGTTTGTGGTGCTGTAGCTCCCGGAGGTCTTCCAGTTGGCGCTCCTCCTGCTGCTCCAGTATTCGGAGCAACTGGTGCATACAATCCCTCATCTTTGAAATCTTTAAATTTTCTTTGTGACTCTAGAGACTCATCTGGCTCAGGCAATCTTCCACTAACAATAGATTGAATTCCTTCTTCTGGAGTTAAAACTCCAAGTTGAACTAGTTGAGCGGACACTCTATTCCAAACTGAAGCATCTTCTATGTCTATTTCTTGAAAATGAGGCATTGGAAAATTTTTAAATCCTAAATTCTTGCATAATCTTTTTATTTCTGGGACTAAAAAGTCATTCAAGAAAGCTTCTCTGCCTTGATTTAATCTTTCAAAAAATATTCTTACTTTAATATTAGTGCTGCTAAACTTTTCTTCGCCAACCAATACATTATTTAATCCCATTCTAATATCTTCATTTACTATTTGGTACTTTTTGGGATCAAGAATGCTAGCAATATCTGGAATAATAAATTGAGCTTTTGTAGTAAAGTCGGAAACCAAAACTTTTCCTACAGATTGGTTTTGGAAAAGAGTTTGCATGGCTTCTATATTTTTTTGATTTATATTTAAAGTGCCATTCTTAAGCTCGCTTCCCATTGTAATTAAGAGTACGGCTTGTTGAGTGGTTCTAGTCAAAGCCATATCCATTTTTTTCATCTCCTGTTTCCAGTTTATATCTTCCAAAACAGGAAATCCCATCGGTACAGCAAAAGGTTCATAGTCTTGCTTTTTATAGAATACAGCGGAAACTTTTTCTGTACTCAAGGGAATCATTATGTAAGCACCAGCGCCAGAATAAGTCTTTTTTTGTAGCTTTAGCTTATTCTCGTCGCTTAGACTCTTTAAAACCTCTCTATCTTCATCTGTCGTAGGATTCTTTAATCTTTGAAACTCATAATCTGTTAATATTTTATAATAGTTTCCTCCTACGAATGATATATTTCCGCCATACTGAATATCCGCTGGATTCAATATCATGTATTTGGATGGCAATTCAATTTTAGATGCAGCCTCTGAAATTTCATTTCCAAATACTTGGGTTATTTTATTTATATCATCTTCAGTTACTTTATAATCAAATCTATAAATAAATACATTTCCAGAACGATAATATTCTCTAAAAAACTTATCTATAAAATTTGTTATATTTATTTTTTTAAATAGTGCCTCTAGAAAATCTCTTGACTTTTTATTTCCTCCAGTAAAATACAATTTACTACAAGAAAATTCTGTCATCAAATCGATAACATTTCTAAATGAAGAGAAATTGTAATAAGCTTTTTGGCATAAAATTACAGCATCTCTGACATTTAAAGAACTCTTATTTTGAATATTGTGTGAATACTTAAATGGAACAAGCCCATAATCAATATTATGAAAGCGGTCAGTGCGCTCAATAACCCCAGCCAAATTTCTACGAGCCTGAATTGGGGTAGAGTCGTTTGGTGTCGCCGCTTGAGCGGTCATTAAAGGCATTATTTGTTCTATTTTTTTCTTTCTCATTTTAAATCCTATTTTATTCTTATATAACCACCACTTTTATATATTGTTGAAGTAGGTAAAGCTGCAATTTGAGTTTCATTTGGTAAATTAGGCATAAGAATATAACCAGCAATACCACTAATTACTATAGCTCTACTAAGAGGTCTTCCTAATACCAACGTAAAATCATCAAATATTTCTATAACTGGTATTCCAGCAACATCAGTAGCTGCCCATAAAGAATTAACTGAAGAACCAACTCCAGACTCTACAAATGACATGAAAGTCCCACCGCTACCTACTATAGATACTTGCCCTGATGAAGCTACTAATGCTATTGCGCTTGGCGCTGATGCTCCGCTAAGATTAACTCTTTGGGCGTAAACTGGAGAACCAAATTTTTTAACTCCAGTAAATTGAAAGTTTTCTCCACTAGCAATTTTATTTACATCTCCAGAAATTAAACTTAAAATATTAATTTGAGAACTTAAAGCTCCCGATACATTGTTTGTATAGGTTTTTAAATCTCCGCTAGTAGTATTTATTTTTGTATTTAAATCTCCACTTGTTGTACTTATTTTAGTATTTAAATTACCACTAACAGATTGAGTGTATCCACTCAAAGAAACAATTGAACCACTTAAAGTAGACCCAGTAGATATAAGTCTAGTAGACAGAGTTCCGCTTGCTAAGTCAGTATAATTAAGAGCATCTTGCTTATATTGAATGCTTTGAGCATTTAAAACTCCAGATGTTGAAATTAAATTTACATTAATTTGTCCAGTAACTGCCGCCAAATCAGAACTAGTTTGATAACCAGATGGATTAGCATCAATCGGGTAGTAATTTACATCTCCGACTTCTACAAAAAAGCCAGAGAACTCTACCTGATCTACCTGCTTCCTTCTAATTAAATTAGCCATACCTTTAAAGAAATTACACTAAAACATTACTGGAGTAAATGTAAATGTGTTAGATTCGATATTTTGTTTCATTATATCGTTATAACATTTGACTCCCCAATTAGCTAACATAAAAGCCGAATAATTATCTTTCCTAGCTCTCGTAGCAGAAGATCCTCTTTTTAAATGCTGCGGCAAATCAAAGCTTTGCATTCCTCTAGAAGTTGTAGTATACTCGACCATAGAGCATTGTTTTTTTGTCTGATAAATAAAATCGTCTTGATTTTCCAAGAAATCTAAAGTTGTCCAATCATGCTTGTCTTCATTAAATATTAATTCTCTTGGTAATTTTGTTTCGATAGCTTGCGAAAAAAACTTATCATTAGAACAAGTCCTAGAAGCAAATAAAACTTTTTTATAATCAATACACGCTTGGAGATATTCATTGCCTTTTCTAATAAATGCAGACGAAAATACTTGATTAAAAGCTATTTTATGTTCAGATAAATTATACTGCGCTCTAGCATTTCTTGTTTGCTGTTCATATTCTGAACCCTCAGCTTCAGTTATAAAATCTAAAAGTTTAATATTTATTTTATTATTTTTAAATACTTCTGACTGATTACAAGTATCAAAAAATATATCCCCACCAGCGTTGTCACAAATAATCATTACTACATTAAAATGTGTCATTAAATAATTAAAATATCTAACATGATTATTTAAATTTCCTAGACCAGCATAAGTATGAACTAAGATTCCTATTCCAGTTTCATCGTCTATTTCCATCACAGCCATCGCAAAATAGTCAGCATTTGGACTATCGCTCATATTTGGATCTATTCCTATCACATATCTCTTATCTGGATTTCCTTTTATTAAAGTATGGGGTAATTCATCTTTAAGAGTACATTCTTCCATTTTCTTCGCGCTAAAATAACTATCTGAACCATCTGTAAATTGAGCGCAATACTCTCTTAAGAATGCAGAATGAGAAGTTCCTCCGCTTTGAGCTTCCTCAATAATTGTTTTATCTATCATTTCTTGCGGTAAGGCTTCAAAACCAAGTTGAGATACAAAATAAGAAGACTCTCCTTTCTCTGGGGAGGTGATTTGATTTATCCATTCTTGATATGTTTTATATAAATTTTCAAAAGTATAACTAGCTGAAGAAAGCGCAATCATTTTTGAATTGTTAGTGAAAACCATTCTATCTTCTTCTTTCATTTTGCCTTCTTTGATAAGTAAGTCTTCCATTTCACGAATATTAATACGCCTCGTCATGTCTTGCGGGGCGACAAGGAACGGCATCAATACATTTTTGATAATTTCCTCTGGGAGTAGCAAGAACTCGTCAAGCACAAGAATGTTAGCGCGAAAACCACGAATTTTTTCACCGCTAAGAGGTATTGCTCTTATTGATCCGCCATTAATATCCCATTCGTAAAGATCGTTTCTTTTACTCTTTGAACCAAAAGCTTGCATTAATAATTCAGCACCTTTTGTTTCACTCATTTTTTCTATATTATTAAATATAGCTCTAGCAGTACGAAAAGTAGGTCCAGCTATTAAAATTTTTGTATTAGGTTCAAATATGGTTTGCAGAACGCAATAAACACTAGCAATAAACGATTTAGCGCAACCACGGCCCCAAACGCACATATTAAAGTTTCTATTGAACATTCCTTTAAGAGTAATCTCTTGATATGGGGCAAGTTTAACTCCTGTTAGCAAATAAGTGGTAAAATATAAATTTTGACGCAAAAATTTTGCTAATGTGATTTTAGCTTCCTTATCTTCTAGCTCTCCCTGAAGCTGTTTAAAAATCTCATTGTAGTTTTCGGTTTTCTTTTTATATTTTGTTGTTTCGTACCACATATTATAGTAGTTTTAAATCGTACATTAATTGTAAATCATATTTTTTATAGTCTCCTTTACTGAAAAATATTTTTTTCATTACTCTAACGCATTCTTCTCTGCCATCTACAAATAAAAATTGCACATTAGAATACTTTTGAATTAACTCTCTTACATTAAAGAAAACAAACTCTGGAGTAACTTTTATTTTCTTAGAAACATAATTAAGATATTGAAAACTCAAACACTCTTGCAGTGGTCGCTCCACAAGTACAATAAGATTAGCCTCAGCCGCCACAGAACGTTCTATTTCACGACAAAATCTTTCGAACCCTCCGCTCATTGTACCAATAAAATCAGAAATTGACTTTCTTTCTATATAGCATTTATTTTCTAAATCATTTATTGCATAGTCTCCAAATTTTAACCCCTTAATTTCCGTCTCATAATCAATAATAAGAGGCATCTGCTCTCTAGTATCAATAAATATTTTAAAACCTTCAACAATAGAAGATTTTAACTCTTGTCTTGGGTATTCGTATTTAATTTTGAGGCCAATTTCGCTACAAAGCTTATAGTAATCCAAGAAAAGCTTATGATAATAAGGAATAGGGGGGCTAGTAATAGAGCGAAGCTCAACTTCAGTAGGCGCATAAATTAATTTGTGTTTTTCCTTCCTTTGAAGTAGTAGTTTTTTTAAATACTCTTTTTGAACTTCTGGGGTTTGTTGGCCCAGCCATTTCTTCATAGAGTTTTTATTATTAAAATCATTTGAGAAATAATAGTCTTTGTTTTTAAAGTTTATTAATTCTCCAGTTAGCAAATCGCGCCTTGGTTCATAAGTTTGATAATACTCTACCATCCTTAATTTATGAGATTTGAGATGGCTATGAAAAGATTTTTCGCTATCAAACTCTGAATTACAAATTTTACATTTAACCATCTAAAACCTCCTCTTCGGTAAGACCAAAAATTCTAGCTTTAACGTCATCCATAGATGATAGTCTTCCTATCTCTGTTTTTAGAACTTCTCTTCTCATGTCTGCCATTTTTATCATTTCTTTTCTAGTCTCCTCGTCTTTCCACATCTGCACTAAATTAAGAATAGAAGCGTTATCTTTTACTTGATTAGAAAGTCTTTCGCTTCTTTTTACTTTTAAGTCATTTAAAAGTTTTTGTTGACGGCCAACACATTGATTGTATTCTGTTCTTGCCGAATTTACAGCTTCAACAAGCGGCATTGGAAGTCTATTACCAGCACTTACTTCATTATCGATTTGCTCTTGAATTGTTTGGATGGTCGCTTGGATATTTGAGGAAATAACGACTTCTGTAGATAAAACAATATACTGATCGACCTCTTCTTGAGTTAAATCTGATTTATCAAAAGTATATCTAATAAAACTACTCTCAAATAATTCCCGATCATCAGCGCATAGGTAAGTTGATATTTGATGAAGGAATCTATAAGTATGTAAATAAGAAATGAGAGAAGTTAATTCTTTCTTTTGTTTTGTGGTTATTTTATCTTTATCTATTCCATTCAAAACGTATTTATTTACCCTAACCATTGCCCTCTCTAAATTTTTGGGTGGCTTATAGTCTTCTTGACTACCTTGGTCATCCTGATCTACAGCCTGAACTTGCTTTGGTAGCGTATCTAAATATTCTTGTACGCTTCTAGCTTCGATAGACAAATTATTAAGAGAGTAATTACTAAATAACTCTCTAGCAATTTCTACTGGAGACATCAAAGAAGCATTGTTTGATATATAGTCTTTCTGATCTTGAGTAAAATCTATGCGATTTTTTGGCGTATATTCGCTTTTCGTTTTAATTTTAAGTGATCTTGAAGCTAGAAAATTTTTTACAGCTTTGCCGTATATACTTCTTCCGTCTAAATTTGGAATTTCTGGAAAAATCTTTTGAGTTAAATCTTGCAGGCTTGGAGGATTTTCTTTATTGTCATTCCATATTTTAATAATTAAATCTTGCTGGTCTTGGTTAAGAGTAATTTGATTCATATATCTATCTCTCCATTTGCTATTAAAGTTCTAGCTTTTTTTATTATTGATTTTTGTATATTTCTCAATTGTTTGTTGTATCCAGTCTTTGAATTTTTATCAAATTTAAGCTTTAATATTTTACAAACTTGCTCTTCTGACTTTTGCTGCATATATAATAAGTCATACACTTGCCACTCCACAGGTTTAAGAACCTTTTGCATTATTATGTTTAAATTTTTAACTGCTTTCTGTATGTCTAATTGATTTTGGCTTTTATTATTGACTTCGCTACTATGGTCTTCTATTGATACTGCCATTTTAATATCATAAGCGTTCTTTTTGGTGTTATACCAATTTTTAAATAAAGGGCAGGTTGAGGTTTGTTCTCCATATATGCGGCAGCCGCCTTCCCCTATGGCGGCAGCACATTTAAGACATGGTCTAGCGTAATTACCGTAATTATTTCTGATTATATTTTTAATTTGATTAGATATTATTCTATTTATCCAAGGTAAAATAGGTTTTGAATCATCATATAAATTCCACTTTTTATAAAGGTGAAATCTAATGATTTGCGAAACATCTTCAAAGTCTATCCAGTTTAAAGCAGAAAGAGTCCACTTATTTTTTCTTTTGCTAATCTCTGAATTAATTAAATCTAAATGTTTTTCAAATTTTATTTTATTCCTCTTCATTTATATTATTTCTGCTAGTCGGATAAAAACCAGCTTCTCTCTTAAAAGACTCCATGAATTCTTTTTTATCTACTTGAGAAGCATTTTCTAAAGGAACAAAAGAACTAGCACTTGATTTTGTTCCCAAAAGATTTTCTATTTTCACTCGTCTATCTTGTGGAGGGGCAATTTCCACATCCAAAGAAGACATTGATTGAATAGACTCTAAAGAAATATGATCTTCATCTTCTTCTTCCTGACGTGTAATAATTGGTGGTTTGTTAACGGCTGCTTTCAAAGTTGTAGGCTTAATTAGTTTAAAACTATTGCCACATTTTTGACAGAAGTTTGGTTTTTCTATAACGTAGTCGTTTCCATAACCACATTTTTGACAATACATTTTCATAAACTTATTATATTAGATATGGACAAGGGTTTCAAATTCAAAACTGATGAAGGATACGAATATAAAATAAATAAATTCAAAATTCCTTCCAAATTAAATGCTGAGGGTCTTTGCGACGACCCTGAATCCAAAAACCCTCAGATAGTTATATCTCCATCTCTCTTGCCAAGGCGAGAAATGTCCGTTTCGATAGAGGAGATAGCTCATGCTTTCTTTTGGGATAAAACAGAAAAAAAAGTTCGCAAATTCTCTGCTACATTGACTAAATACTTATACTCGCAAGGATGGAGAAAAGTTTTTTAGCTTTGTAACTATAAATTTGACAAGATCACTTCTTTTAATATCTTCTTCAGTGAAGTGAAAGGAATAAACCCCTTTCTCTTTACTTTCTTCGTCTCCAAAAATTGATTGTAGTTTTTCAAATCCGCCAGCTTTGCCATTAGCTAAATCTGACTGATCTGGGTCAGCGAGGATAAAGCATTTGCTAAATTCGCCTAATCTTGTCATCAAAGTGACAATTTCTTTTTGCGTACAATTTTGAGCCTCATCTAGAATAATAGCTTTACAATTCCAACTCATTCCTCTCACGAATGACAAGGGATGACTTGTTATTCTCTGCTGGTTATTTAAAGATTCAATTTGGGCTCTAGATAGCAATTCTTCTAATTTATCAGCAAAAGGAAGATTGTAATATTTAAGTTTTTCGTCAGCATCTCCGGGCAAGAAACCAATCTTGCTGTCGCTGCTTTCTACTGGAGAACGAATATACATAATATCGCTCACTTTCTTTTCTTTTATTAGTTGAAGAGAGCAATATATACTCAATAAAGTTTTAGAAGAACCGGCGGGGCCGCTAATAAATAACATTTTTACATTTTTATCAAGGGCCAGCTTTATAAATTCTTTTTGCTTTTCGGTCCAGTTGAGATCTCTTATTTTAAGCTCATCTTTGAACTTATCTCTTTGTGGTATTTTTAATGATTTATCCTGTTTTGACATTACCTATTATATATATAAAAACAAAAAATCCCCAAGTTTTTCAACTTGAGGATTTGGAACTACTTAAGGGAAATTTTTAGAATGACCACTTAATGCCGCCAGATCCAACCATTGATCCGTTTAACTGCTTTACTGCAAAGTTAATGTTGTTGCCAAAGAAGTTGTTATCAATGTATGCTCCTTGGGCAAACACTGATAGATTCTTCCATACCGTCTTGGACACCGTAATCTTTGCGGCATAAGCCTCATAATCAGTCATCTTGGTGTACTCAAGAGCAGGATTTACTGTAATGAACTTAAATAGCTCAAATGGCTTTTCTACGCCAACAGTGTACCCATACTGATCAAGCTCTACTTGATAAGCTCCCTTGATATAAGGAATAAAGAAGTTATTTCGCAAAGACAGCTTCAAATCAGCCTCGGTATAGTCTGCAATGTTGGCCTGACCAGTTTGAGCGCGATCGACCGCGCCATCTACCTTTAAGCTAAGGCCATCAATGATTCCAAAAGACTTTCCAAGACCAACTCCCCAGCGAGAGCCATTGCCCTGAGAGGTATCTGCCAAAAATAAACCTCTAGCGAAGAAGTCTACCCCAAAATAAGTTGCTCCAACCTTAACTCCAGTAGTTACTGCGTCCTCAGCCTGAGAAACGTTGTTTACTAGATAACTAGTATCATATCCAGCGTCAACAGAGGCTGTGATGTTGGGTGTTTCGGCAAAAGCCGCAATGTTTAGTGATGCAATTAGTGTTACAATACTCAAGAATTTATTCATGGTATAATATATTATGCTCCAAAAAAGCAAAAGTCAAGTTTTTTTTGCCCCGCATATCTTAAAAGACCTATAAATAAAAAAATGGCCGGGTAAATTTTTGTTTTGATTTTTTTACCTACATAAGAATAGATAGAAAAGAATAAAAAAGGGGGTGGATATTTGTTGTTTTTGTTTTGTTTATTAAAAGAGATATATTGAAGATAAAGGCCCGTGAATTTTTTATTTTGACTTATTAGAAGAATATAATGTATTAGGGGAGAATGAAAAAAAGGCCCCCCCGCGCGAAAAAAAAATCTGAAAAAAAGTTGATTCCAAAAAGGGGGTTGGCATGAAACTAGCGTTGCGATTTTCCTTGCGCGAAGTGCCGTTTGACGATCTCACCGGAAACGCCAGTTTCAGAGCCGGGAACGCGCTAGGATGCCCTAGGAGGTGCCTGTGTTTTTGTGTTGACTTCCGCAAAAACAGCAAAAACCCCAGCAAAAACGCTGTTTTTCGAGAGGTCCAAAATCGCCCGCTGTAGTCACCCTGCCCGACAATCAGGACGCGGATTTTAACGTTAACGTGGGAGGTGGTCAAAAAGAACCATTTTGGCAACGTCTGGGCGACTGCCGGGGAGGACCGGGGAGGACAGCAGGACCGGGGAGGACAGCAGGACCGGGGAGGACAGCAGGACCGGGGAGGACAGCAGGACCGGGGAGGAC